CCTTTATTGACCAAAACGGAGAGTTTGGTTATGTCCCTTCTATACGAGAAGCCAAAACAAATATCCAAGTTCAAAACAACGTTGATTGGCTTTATCAACTTGAACCAGTAACTTTTAACTATAAAGCTAAAGATCGTGAAACTGGAGAGTACACTGGCACAGCCGAGGCTGAACTTGAATACGGTCTTATTGCCGAAGACGTAGAAGCCGCATGTCCTGATTTATGTTTTTATGATCAAACAGATAATGGTCCTGAACTGCGCGGTGTTTCTTACAAAAAACTGATCACCCCAATGCTCAAGGCATTACAAGACGCAAGAGCTGAGATTGAAACTCTTAAAACCAAAGTTGCAGCCCTTGAGGCTGGATAGCAACCGCCCCATGGCAACGTGGGGCGCTCAAAATGCAACCTAAAAATTGCAAAATAGCCTAAACTGTTATTGAATTTTTCAGTATTATGTCTACTATTACTTGGGCCGTCCCTTCTCTTGAACGAACTTTAAGCGACGGACGTGTAAACACGGTTCACTACACCGTAAAAGCTCGTTCAGACAACGAGGCTTATTCCGCTGGAGCGTACGGCTCTATCGGTCTAGAAGGCGATGTTGTGACCCCGTATGCTGACCTTGTAGAAGCAACTTGTGTGCAGTGGGTAAAAGACTCTCTTGGTTCCGATAAAGTAACTGAGGTAGAGCAAGCTTTGGAAGCTTCGCTAACAGAAAAAGCAACACCCACTGTTGGATCTGGTAAACCCTGGAGCTAATTATGATTACACTCATTCGTCCAATTCTCTTTTCTTTTCTTCAGTCTCAAAAGGTTAAGCTGCTTATTTTAGACATGCTTACCAAGCTGTCTGAGTCTACCGACAACGATGTCGACGACAAAGCCGTGGAGTTTATCCGCAACGGCTTGTTCCCTGGCAAGGCTCTTGATTGAGCCACCGGTTATACCGTCATTTACGGTACCGACACCTGTAAACCTCCCTGCGCCTGTACTAGAACTTCCCTCAGCGGAAATTCCTAGTTACAGGCCTCTTTATGTCCCGGCAACTGTAGAGGCAGGTTCTGTGGAACCTGGGGAAGTTCAGCAGGAGGAAGAGCAGGAAGAGTCAACCAAAAAAGAGACAACGGAGACATTAAAAGCACCGCGAACCCTCCCAATACAGATCCCAAAAGAAAATAGGCAAGACGAAGAAGCATATTTTGACGGTGTAACTACATTCAGTATATTTGGAACAAATGTACCTGTACCTAAACCTGAAATTCTTGTAGCTGCAAGTACAACAGCTACAGCATCAGTTGCAGCTACTCTTACAGCTACGTGGACTATTAAACGTCTTACTTCAGTTTTAAAACCTATTGTGAAGCAAGCGGTAAAACGACTTCAGAAATTGCGGGGGAAGAAGGCTCAGTCTTGGGGGCGCGAGCGATTGGCACAACGTCGGAGCAGACGACAGCGTAAGGGGACTCAGGGCGTATCATGAACCCCTTGTCTAGCAATTCTGCACATTTGAGTGCCCTAATAAGGGCGTAATCTAAGCGTTCCTTTTCTAAACGTTTACTAGCAAGATCTTTACAAAGGTTTACCATTTCTCGATCCAGGGGGATGCTAAAAGTCATCTGAATTCCATAATTTTGATTGCGTACATACTCCGGATGTACATCGTTACCTAAATAAAATGGGGTAAAAGTAAGAGTACTGGAATTACAGGCGTGACCACCTCCGAAGGCTTGCCGAGAGTAGCCTCCTTGGTTGATCTGCACACTTTGATTCGAGACCGAACCTGAACTTGTCGCTACAGGATTGGCAATAGCTGTAGTGCCGTTATCTTCTTCAGCACGTACAGCACCGCCAAAACCTATTGCAATTACTGAGAGAACACTGACAAGCTGTTTGTAGTAGTGGTTTGTTCGATAGCTCGAGTGATGTCTTGAGTCTCCACTACCCCAGCAGTGCGCTCTACGATCTCTAGTTGAAACTCTTCTCCATCCGTCTTGACGCTGTAAGTAGTGTTGGAATCCCCGATAGCACCGCTTGGCGTAATGTTGTAACCCGTGTAGCTGGTATAGTTTCCACCCATCCTTTCGATCGCAATGGTCTCGTCGATCGTCACTTCCGTGACACTCGTAGAGGTCATGCTGCCTTGAGTAAAGTTGGGAGTTACTGTTTGTGCCTTGGCTTGTAAAGCAAGCACTAGACCAAGTAGGAAGAACCACTTCATGATTTTGGTGGATCAATTTTCTTAACTGTAGGCTGTTTATTTTGTTCATGTCTAGAAATGCCGTAATGGGCTAGGCACCCAGTAAAAATGCTTGCCACAAATGTAGGATCAGCCTTAATAATATTTAAATAGCCTGCAGTTAGAATGGTGGCTGACCATCCTAGAACTGAGAGATGTACTACTTCTTTCATTCTGTTTGGTGAATTGTTCTCCATAGTAAAGACTCATGCCTAAGTGCAACTCTAAGAAAGGCGGCAAAAAAGCTTCAAATGGTTACAAGATGAAGTAACCGTATGCTAATTTAACTGGGCAGCTTTAGCTGCTACTCATGTATTTTTTAGGCATGAGGCGTTACTCGCCACTACCCCTTGGCTAGAGCAGTGTCAGCGCGTGAGCGGCTGCATGGGGGATATTATATTAAAGACAGATATATTAAAACTCATGGCTAAAAAAGGACCTTGTTGGAAAGGCTACGAAATGGTTGGTATGAAGAAAAAAGGCAACAAAAACGTTCCTAACTGTGTACCCAAAAAGTAATCATGCCTTCTTTTGAAATTAAGGGCGGTGGTAAAAAGAAACCGTCTTCCGGAACATCTCTTCCAAACACTGGCGGCACTATTAAAGTTCTTCCCAAAGGCCATGGCTACAAGCCTGGTTCTATTCCCGTCAAACTCGCTTACAAGATGAAAAAAGGGTTTGCATAATGGATGCTTCCTTTTTTCTTAGTCTGGTACTTGGCGTATCGGGAGTAGGAGGAGGTATCTTAGCTTGGTCTACTAGGCGTTTTGAAATGTTTGATGCTCGTATTGACAAACTTGAAGTAACAGTAAACCGTGAGTTTATTAGAAAAGATGAAGTTGTGCCTATGATGGATCGGGTGGAGCAACGGGTACAGCGGATTGATGAGAAGCTTGACCGAATCCTTTTGGACGGACGACGACTCACTAATTAGCAAAATAGAGGAGTACAAAGGCACTCCTGAACAACAAGACGCCTTAAAATTTCTAGAAGAATATACAGCCGAAGGTACTTGGGAAAAATTTAAAGACCTTTGGAGTGCAGGTAAAGTGTAAATATATGTTGTTTTGTTATGGCTGCTGCTCCTAAAAAATCTCTAAACCAACCGCAAGGTTTGGCATCTGAAGATGATCTTTATAGTCTTCACCGCCTAGTCGCGCAAAAGTTGATTAACCAACTCAATCGTGACGATGTCAAAGCCTCTGACCTGGCAAACGCTATTAAGTTTCTTAAAGATCAAGGCATTACTGCTCTCAATGGTGGAGATGTCTCTGCTATCTCGGAAATGATTTCTGAACTACCTGAAGTCGATCTCAAGAAAGTTAGGTCTTATATTGGTGTTTAGGAACACTAATTCCTACATGTACCAAGCAAAGCCCCCAGTATGGTGATTGAGTCGCCTACTGGGGTTTTTGTGTATTTAACGCCAGATTTTGCCATGGCGAATTTACAGTCCCTCCAGCGTCGAGATGCTGTTAGAGCTTGGAAACAAGGAATTAAAGAGGCTTTTGATTGTAAATGCGCTTACTGTGGGGCTAAAACAGAAGCACTAACTCTTGATCACGTTCATCCCCGCACAAAAGGCGGAGAAGACCTAGCCACTAACATTGTTCCAGCCTGTATTGATTGCAACCAATCAAAAGGGTCAAAAGAATACAGAATGTGGTACCGCGATCAAGAGTTCTACTCCGCCAAACGCGAATGGATAATCGAACAATGGATGAACTCCCACCGATGCCTGACCTTGGGCTAACAATTGAGCAAGACCTACGCTTGGAGCGTATGCGTAGAGAGCTTCCAAGCACGTCTCGCGCAGAACTCGAGAAGATGGCGATCGAGTTCGTAAAAATGACTTTAATACTGCAGAATAACCTCAGTCAAGTATTTAAGTGGGCTGCAAGTGGCAAAACCAAACAAGCAGACTGAAAAAATTATTCAGGAAGCCATTGCGTCGTTTCCTGTATTTGCTACCCACCTTTGGCACTACCTAAAACTACCCAGTCCAACTCCTGTTCAGTACCAGCTCGCTGATTACCTCCAGACCGGTCCTGACAGGCGGATCATCATGGCGTACCGAGGCTGCGGTAAAAGCTTCCTAACGGCTGGCTACGTGCTTTGGAGACTGCGTAGGGACCCTGACTGCAAGATCCTTGTGATCTCGGCCGCACAGGACCGTGCAGACGCCTTTTCGGTGTTTTGTCACGACCTACTCCGTAACTGGTTCATGATCAAAGATCTGTTCCCTAGCGATACTCAACGATTCTCAAAAGTTGCGTTTGATATTTACGGAGCTAAACCCGATCAAAGCCCTTCAGTACGCAGTAGCGGAATCTTTGGGCAAATTACCGGCAGCCGTGCGGACCTGATTGTAGCCGATGATACCGAAACACCTCAGTCTTGTGAAACTCAACTGATACGAGACAAACTTCGGGAGGCCAT